GACTGGCGAACCTTTACGGCGGGCGCGCCTCTCGAACTTTATAACCAACAGGGCGGTCAGGTAATAGGCCGCTTTTTTGTGCAGAATGTGCGGCAGATCTCGCGCAAATTCGTCGAGTTTACCTGCACGGACTGCGTCGGTATGATCGCGGCACTCGCAGACCATAACGGCGGTATCTATAACGGTACGACCATCGGCGAAATTATCGACGACATTATGAGCGGCTCGGGTATCGCCTATACGGTGTCGCAAGAGGTACGCGAAGTAGCGGCCTACGGCAGACTGCCGCGTGATAACCGCAGAACTAACCTCGCGAAAGTCCTCGTGGCTACTGGCGCAACTCTGACCGAGGACACGACGGGCCGAATGGTTATCTCCTACCTCGGCGCAGGGTCTGCACAGAATATACCGCAGAGGGTCATCTATCTCAATACAGGCTCCGTTGAGTATAAGCACCCCGCCACAGCCGTACAAGTAACGGAACACGCCTTTTATCAGTTAGCAGATGACGAACAGACCACGCTTTTCGATAACACCAACGAGATCTCATCTACAACAACGCAGTTGGTCGTATTCGATGAGCCTTGTTACAACCTTACAACGACAGGCACACTGACTATTACCGAGAGCAACGAAAACTACGCCGTGGTCGAGGGCAACGGAACTTTGGTTGGGACTGTCTATACGCATACCAAACGGGTCATTACTGAAAGCACAGGAGTAGTCGCCGCGCAGAATGTTCTGAAACTTGAGGACAACGAACTGGTTGGCATCCACAACAGCGATTATGTCGCGAAACGAATGTCCAACTACTACAAACTCGCCATCGGCGTACAATTCGATGCCTACGACGAAACGGGCCTCATCAGCGCAGGCACAAAACTGAACATTGTAGATCCCTTCGGGGTTGCCCGTACTGGGTGGCTTGAGAAAAAGTCCTTCAATCTCGGGAATAAAACCAAGGCTCAAATGGAGATCGCGGTGGACTGGGTAGCGGGGCCGTGGGGGTCGAATATCGATGAATACGAACTAATCACCGAAACGAAGTCTTGGGAAGTCCCTGCGGGTGTTACATCGTTACGGGTTGTTCTCGGTGGTGGTGGACAAGCGGGGTACAACGGTGCAAATGGACAGAGCGGAACGGGCGGTTCAAGCGATCAATTCAGCGGGACTGGTAAAGGCGGTGACGGTGGAGAAAAAGGCCTTGCAGGTTCTGCGGGGTATGTAAACACGGTAGAGGTCGCCGTTTCGCAAGGAGATATTGTTTCTGTGTCGATTGGCGCAGGCGGTGCTACAAATGGCGAACTTGGAGCGGCGACAACAGTAACGGTTAATGGGGTCACCTACACAAGCGCAAACGGTGAAGTACCCACAAATGGATGGGTAAACCAGTTCATCGGCGAAGTATACGCACTTAAAGGCGAAGACGGTTACAACGGTGCAAAAGGCGGCGACAAAGGCAAGTACGGCGAAGATTTTGGCGAATGGAGAGGTGGTCGCGGCGGAAGCGACTATACCTATAAATACGGTAGCATCTCCGCAACTGGTACTGGTGGCGGTGGCGGTGGCGCGGCTTACGGGGCCAACGGAACAGTCGGTGGTAATGGCACAGCAAGTTGTAGAAGATGGAGTAACAGTACCTGTTTATGCACTACTGGAACGGGCGGCGACGGTGGAGATGGCGCAAACGCAACTACGGAACCCTATTCGCCTACAAGATCAAGCGGCGGTCGTGGAGGAAACGGCGGCGGCGGTGGTGGCGGCGGTGGAGATGGTGGCGGGCCGTCGGGTGATACTGGCGGTTACAGCATCCATTCAACCCGTGGTTGGGGAGGCAACGGCGGGAGCGGCTCCGCAGGCACGGCAGGCGGTGACGGGTTCTGTATGTTGCTTTACAAGCGGGCATCGTAAGGAGGTAACACAATGCCAAACATAAATCTTGATGACGCCTACATCCTCGACGAAACAGGCGCACAGGTTGACAAAGTAACTGGCCTGTTCACGAAGGACGAAGGCACGACCGAAGAAGAGAAGGCGTTCGCGCAACTGAACATCGGCGCAAGCGGTGGAGGTGGCGGCGGGCGTAACCTGCTGGATAATCCGTTCTTTACGGTCAACCAACGTTCAGCAAGCGGACGAGTTTTGTCAAATGAGTATGTTGCGGATAGATGGACGGTTTTTGGTGGCTCTGCCACGGCGGGAACATATCCAACGATAAACACATCCTCGAATATCGGGCAAAAAATTGCATTTTCCATTGAAGCGGGGAAGACCTATACATTTAGCGTTCTTCTTGCAGGTGGCACGATTGTATCGGGCACAAAAACGGTGACAGACCCGAATACTACAATTTCGTTTATCAGCAATTCGCTCGTAGAATTAGACTATTTCGGTGGCCAATCACCGAAAAATATCCGTATTTACAACACAAGTGATACGGCACTCGGCGTAAAAGCCGCAAAAATAGAACTTGGCTCCGCATCCACCCTTGCGAACGATACCCCGCCCGACTACGACATCGAACTACAAAAGTGCAAAGCGGCACAGTTAATGCTAAAAAATGGGGCCGCGAATTTTGTGCCTATTGGCTTTTGTGGATATTCAAGCGGAACAGAAGCCCGTATTTTTATCCCAACCACGATTGAAATGTGGAAGGCATCAATGAAAGCCGCCGTTGCCAAAACTGGAGAGGTGGTGCTGAATATGAACGGGCAGAGCATCGATATTACCACGCTAACCTTGACAGACGTATTAAGTAATGGCGTCTATGTAAAAGGCATCCTTGCAACCTCCGTTTCGCCAAGTTATACGCTTGGGGCGTTATGCCTGCAAGCAAATGCAAGTATTCTACTTGATTGTAACTTATAACCCCACGGGCGGCGAGGTTTGGTCTGCTCCCAATGCCTACGGGCGGGTGGGACTTTGTAGCCGCCCTTTAATTAAACCGATACAAACCGCCCACAATTAAAATTTTTCGCCCGATTTTTTAACAGGGCAGAAAGGAAAACAATGTTCTATATCAACCAGTACATCAAAAAGACGGACGGAACAACCACCAAGGCCGCATACGAGCGCGAAACCCTCTACGACGCCAAGGCCGAGTTTTTCCGCAGACAGGGCAACGCGATGACGGCTTCCGACACCGTGTCAACACTTGCCCTCATCATCGACGATATGGGTGCCGTCCATATGTCCGATAATAGCGTAAAACCCGCAAAACCCGCAGAAACACCCACGGAGGCATAACATGTCCGAAGCGATCATTTCGTCGCTTATAACTGGAATTTTGGCCCTTCTCGGGGTATATGCGGCGAACCGCAAGAGTGCGGTGTTGATGGAATATCGCCTAAAGCAACTCGAAGAAAAGGTCAATAAACACAACAACTTAATCGAAAGAATGTACGCAGTCGAGGAGAAGGCCACCGTCCTCGAGGAAAAGATAAAGGTGGCGAACCATCGTATTGACGATTTGGAGGCAGACAAGAAATGAAAGTGTTCACTAAAAAGTGGCTTCACGCGGCACTCATCCGCGCAGTAAAAACCATCGCACAGACTGCTGTTTCGATGCTTACCGTGGGACAGTATTTCACGGAAGTCGACTGGCTCGGCATTGTGTCGATATCTGCCGTCGCGGGAGTGATCTCTATTCTTACCTCACTCGCAGGACTGCCCGAGGTAGATGAATGAAACCACGCAAGAATAAACCGCAGGCAGGCAACAAGTATTACATAAGCACCAAGGACGGCGGTTATAACGGCGCGGAGGGAAACCCGCTTCGCAGAAATAAAGATCTCACAGCCCTGCCGAACTGCGTCGCGATCTATGGATGGTTCAATGAGGTCGGCGAAAACGGTATGCAGTACCTGAAGGCTCCGTGGTACCCGTGGGCGGTCATCGATGCCGCAAAACGCGAAGGCCTGACGGTAACGGTAGAACCGACTGTCGGCGGTATAATGGTTTGGACTGGCGGGAAAACTGGCGACGGACACGTAGAGGGTTGCGTTTCTTTTTACGAAGACGGCTCCATTCTGACGGCCTCGAGCGAATACTACGGGCGCGACTGGGTAAACTTCCACCGCTGTAAGGGTGACGGAAACTGGCGCGATGGCTGTTACTGGATGGATAAGTCGTACACTTACCGTGGTTGCATCAAGAACCCGTTTGTTGAGGAAAAGCCTATGACTTACGAACAATTCAAAGACTATATGAACCGATATCTGCGCGAGATCGCGAACGCGCCTGCGGATGCGTGGGCCGTGCCTGCTATCGAATACTGCAAGGAGCACGGTCTGATGGTAGGCGATGAAAGCGGCAACTTCAAACCGCAGTCGCCAGTAAGACGAGAAGAACTCGCGGCAGTCATTAAGGGCCTTACAGAATAGCCTTTTACCCCCGTTTCGGCGGGGGTCTTTTTTTATTGTATAGACCATATACTTTTTGACCGCTTATAAGGCCGAAAAGCGTTGAATTTAGCGGGGTTGCGGGCTGTCATCGATTATTGTATCGACCATCGCAAAAAACGCCAAAAACAAAGAAAAACGGCACCCGTAGGCTTCTGCCCAAAAGTGCCGTAATCCTTGAAATTTCAACGGGTTTCATCGTTCCCGTCATCTTCAAAATTGGTGGACCTTAGGGGATTCGAACCCCTGACCTCCATTGATTTTTCAATGTTTAGCGGGTTTTTATTGTATGAATTATTGTATGTTTGGCGTAGCATAGCGGCAAAATAACCGTCTATCTTGTTATCGATCTGAACGCGCTCCCTGCTGAAAGTATGTTGGTAAACCTCGCGCATCGTATGCGGGGTAGACCACCCTCCGCGCTCCATCGCATACTTTTCGGGGACATTTAGCGCGAGCATTACAGAGGCGTTCAGGTGACGCAGATCGTGGAAAGTAATGTCGATGCCTGCACCGTTCATTATCTGACGGAAACGGTCATATATCTGTCCGTGAGATCTCGGCACGATGAATTCCGTGCTGTGGTCTGCCTGCTCTATCAGATCGCGCAAGTACGGAGGCAGGCGGTGCCGCCTGATACGAGCGGCGGTTTTCGCGTTCTCTTTTATCGTGGGCGTTGTGCCTACATCGACCAATACGCGGTTTATGGTTATCGTATCGCCGCGCACATCGCTGAATTTGAGGCCTCGTATTTCGCTCATAGAGAATGAAAGCCACAGCGCGAGTAGGCAGGGTAGTTCGATATCGGTACCAACAACCAAATCCATTACCTCTTGAGGCTCGGGGTAATACTTCAGTTTGGGTTGCGACTTCGGGAGCCTTACATCAAATCGCAGGCGGCTATGGTGCCACAGCGCGGATGCGATCAGACCCCACTCGTTGTGAACGGTATGCGCCGATATTCGCCCGCGTCGGCCTTCGCGGTACGCCTCTTTGTTTATAGCATCCTGCACGAGATCTTCCGTGAGGTCTTGTATGGGGGTCTGCATCAGGTGCGGAAATGCCGTTCTTTTTATTTTTTCGTACCCGCTAATGGTTGTCGGTGACAATGTCGCACATAGGTCGATATATTTATCCACCGCGTCAATTACTCGCGGCAAATCGACGATTTTCGGCCTTCTATCGGCATCTATACCGCGTCGTTTCGCTTCCTCTGCCTTCTTGGTGCATTCTGCTTTCGTTTTGCCCGTGATGCTTTTATAGACCTGTTTCCCGTCTGCATCAAGACCAAGAAACAATGTTAGATGCCACTTTCCCGATTTTGTTTTCTTTGGCGTTGCCATCCTCGGCGGCCTCCCTCTCCATCTGTTCAACCGTCTTGCAATCATCGTAAAAGTGACCGCGCAGGATATGAGCAACCTCGTGCCGCAGGGCCTCGGCGCGTCCGTCTGCTGACAACTTCGCGTTTATATAAATATTGTAGTCGCCTTCCGCATCTTTCCGCGTAACGCCGTGGATCGCTTCAGGCATATCTATTAACCGAATTATGATACTGTCCAAGTTCCTTTTACCTCGCGGTCATTATATAAAGATGATTGTCCGTTTAGTAGTCCTCCGTAAATGCGTTCAGAATTTTGATGACCCGTTCGATATCCTTTTTACTGGCCTTGTCTGCGGCCTCAAATAGTGTCCGCATCTCGGGACGGCCCGCAAAAGCACGGTCGAGGATATCTGCGCGGACATCGGCAGGGTCTTCTACGAGATCTGCCTTCGTGACGCCGAAAAGGTTCGCCATCATCTCAATTCTGTCGATGCGCGGGTACGCTACCGCCCTGCACCAGTCGCCTACCGTGCTCGTAGAGATCCCGAGTTCCTCGGCGAGTTCCTTAATTGTCATACCCTTTATTGCGAGGTATCTACGGATGTTAGAAGCCATAATTTGTTTGTTTCCAAGGTTATTACTCATTGTTCGCACCTCCTTGTTTGTATACCCATTATAAAAAAGAAAGACGGGAAAAGCAAAATTATTTTTAGCAAAAACCGAAAAAACGCTTGCAAAACCGATTTAATCGGCTATAATTAAATAAAAAACGGTTTACCCCCACCCAGTAAGTGGGATGAAAGGAGCAACAAAAATGGCAAAGCGCGCACTCAATGTTAAGCAGATGAAAGAAACACTCGTAAACTACTGCGGTGGAAATCAGGATGACTACGACGGTATTTGGGAAACCTTCCGTATGATGAGAAATCTCGGTTTCATCACCCACGATGAATGGTCGAGGTTTTGGGATGAAACCCACGAGTGGACAATCGAAGGCGACTACCTTGTGAACGGCTATACGGGCGGCATTATCTACGACTTCGATAATGCAAGGAACGGCGGCGAGTTCAAAGAGTTCCGCGCATAAAAAGCCATCCGAGCGCAGGCGGGTCAAGACCTGCGCATAGAGATGGAAGGAGAAACACGATGGCAAAGTTACTCAAGATCGACAAGAACGGCACCAAATACTGGGCCGAAAGCAAATGCCCGAAATGCGGCGGTAAAGGCTACATTTACGGCTACGAATTCATAGACGGTGGGCGTTGTTGGCAATGCGGCGGTACGGGCATCTACGAAACAACTTGGAAAGAGTACACGCCTGAATATGCGCAGAAGTTAGAAGAACGCAGGATCGCAAAAGCACGCAATGGCGCAGGCGAGGCGAACGAGAAGTTCCTGAAGCGTGAAGGCTTCAGCGCAGACGGTAAGGCGTGGGTAGTCATCGGCGATACCTACGCCCGTAGGGAAGAGTTAAAGGCATCAGGCGCAAAGTGGAACGGCCTGCTCGGATGGCACTTTAATACGGAAACAGACGGATGCTTCGTAGTCAGCATCGAAGAGGTAGCAGAGAAGGATTACGCGGACAGATGGCAGTACGGCAACTATACCGAAGTCGTCAATCTGATAAAGGCAAGGCAGGCCGAATACGCGCCGAAATCCAACTCAAAGCACATCGGTGCCGTAGGCGACAAAGTCGAGATGCGGCTCACCTTCAAAAGCGAGCACACCTACGAAACGCACTACTCCTACAGAGGGGAAACGCATTACATCTACAAGTTCGCTGATGCCGACGGAAACATCATTATATGGAATACCTCATCGTGGCAGGACTTACAGCAGGATCGCGAGTACACCGTGAAGGGCACGATCAAGAGCCACAGCGAATACAAAGGCGATGCGCAGACCGAATTACAGAGGTGCAGGATCTCTGCATAACAAGATAACAGGCCGAGGCGGGCGCGGCACAATACGCCCGCAGAGATGGAGGATGAAATGAGATTTCAGTACAACGATGGCGGCAGGGAGGCCGCAGGGTTCAAAGGCAAAACAGGCGACTGCGTATGCAGGGCGTTCGCCATCGCCGCAGAGCGGCCCTACAAGGAGGTATATGACCTCATCAACGAGTACGCAAAGGCAGAGCGCAAAGGTACACGCAAGCGCGGAACGAGTAATGCCCGCACAGGCGTATACAGGCATACCGAACGCAAACTGGCAGAGCATTACGGCTTCAGATGGGTGCCGACGATGCAGATTGGAAAAGGATGCACCACGCACCTTCGGGAAGAGGAACTCCCACGCGGGAGGATCATCGCGCAGGTAACGCACCATCTGACCGCGATCATCGACGGAACTATCAACGATACATACGACCCGAGCAGGGACGGCACGAGATGCGTCTACGGCTACTACATCAAGGAGGAATAGAGAGATGACAAAACCCGAAAAAGCGATCTACTACAGCAGGCTCTACCGCAAGTCAGAGGCCTATACCCTGCACGATGCGTACGGCAGATACAGCCACGAAAAACAGCAGGCGTGGGACAGGTGCCGCATAATGGTCTACGAGGCCCACGGTTACGGCCTCAAGGTACTGACCGCCAACACATTCCAGTTCACGGCGGCATTCCTTGTCGATGACGAGGAAGAAGGCGCGACCAAACTGGTTCGCATTACGAAGGCTCATATCGAAGTATATGACTATATTGAATAAGGAGGTGACATAGTTGATGACCCTAAAAGCGGCCCGCGTAAATGCAGGCTACACGCAGGAAGAGGCGGCGCAGTTGCTCAAGATATCAGAGCAGACCCTGCTCAATTATGAGAAGGGCAGAAAGTTCCCTGATGTCAGGGTACTCAAGCGCATAGAGCGTCTTTACGGCGTGAACTATCAGGACATTATTTTTTTAAACATTGAGCCGATTTAATCGGTTTTCAGAAAGGAACTAACCGATGAAAACTTACAGATGGAACAAAGCAGTATTCTTCAACAATCTGCTCGAACTGGTAACTATGGCGGCTATGGCAGGCCTGTTTGTATGGCTTGTTTGCACTTGGATATTAACAGCATAGAAAGGAGGTAAACAAAATGACACGCAACCAGTTGAACGGCGCGATCCTCGCGGCAAAGTTCCTGAAATCGCGCACAGATGAGCACAACGGACTGGAGTGCTTCACAGTAAGCGAGTACCTTACCCCGTCGGTAAGGATCTCCCCCGAGGATTTCTTCAAGATGTTCGGCGACCGCGAATACGCGATGACACGCAGAGAAAACGCGATCCTGCTAAACATAGAAGAAGACGGCGTAGAAATCACGGCGGTGATTATATGAACGCACAGCACAAATTTATCAGGGTCAGACAATCCACCCTCTTTTGGTACGCGTTCTATTACTGCCCGAACCCCTACGGCGAAGGGTACTTCCCTGCGAAGGCTACGCGCACCAAAAAGCGGCCCTCAAAAGTTCCCTGCTTGTTCAGGGTAGAACACGCTTCTCATAAGTTAAGAAAAGAAAGGAAATAAACAATGGGTATTCCAGTATTGGTACTTGGCGCAAGCGGAACAGGCAAGAGCACAAGCCTCCGCAATTTTAAGAAGGGCGAAGTAGGCATTCTGAATGTAGCCTCAAAGCCTCTCCCGTTCCGTGGGAAACTCGATGTAGCGAACACCGATGACTACGAGGTCATCAAGAACACGCTAATGAAAAACACTTTTAACGCTTACGCCATCGACGACAGTCAGTATCTGATGGCATTCGAGAACTTTGCCCGCGCCTACGAAAAAGGCTACGACAAGTTCACGCAAATGGCAGTCAACTTCAATCTGCTTCTGAATACCGCGATCCGTGGTACAAGCAACGACACAATCGTCTACTTCCTGCATCATCCTGAATATGACGAACTCGGTCACATTAAGGCGAAAACCATTGGTAAGATGCTCGACCAGCAGTTGGTTGTAGAAGGCCTGTTTTCCATCACCCTGCTCGCGCAGACTGACGGGGATCATTACAAGTTCATCACCAACGGGTTCCCGCCTGCTAAAAGTCCGCTCGGGATGTTCGAGGAACGGGAAATCGATAACGACCTGAAACTGGTCGACACGGCTATTCGCGACTACTGGGGACTTAAGTCCCTCACCGCAAAGAAGGAGGAAAAGTAAATGCCACGCAGATACACAAACGAAGAACGCGCCCTTGCGCGGGAGATCCTTGCAAAGACCAACATCAAGGAACGCGGCCCGATGGCGAACGCCGCAGAAAAGGCCTATATCGAAGGGCTGTTCCCAAACAGAACGCTCTCATCGGTTAACAGCCTCTTCTCACAGGAAAAACTAAAGATCGAGGCAGAAGAGGCCTACGAGATCAAACGCAACAGCGAACAGATCGAGTTATTCGCGCCCGTATCGGTTTCAGAACGCATCCTGCGGGAAAAGTTCGAGGCTGAAAAGGCCCTGACCCTGCTCAAACATTCGATCATCGATGACGCAATCGGTCTGCATTACGAGGAACTCAAATTCTGCCTGAAGAGTATTCAGCGCGCCGCACGGTTTGTGTGGCCCGAGGACTATGAGGCCCGCGTCAGACAGTTGCAGGAAGAGGAGGGCTTCTAATGAACAGATGGTTCTATAACCCCGAGGCGGTCGAGCCGCCCGAAGAGGAAGAAGAGAAAATGTACTGCCCAGTTTGCGACCATCGCATCTATTGCGGCGAATACCTTTACTTCGACAGGCACCGTGAGTGCATCGGGTGCGAATACTGCACATTCACCAAATTCGTAGAGGACTGCTTTTAAGGAGGAAAACAATGAAAGCACTTGGAACTGACTACCGCAACGCTACCGCCATCACAGGCGAATTCACCAAACTGCCCGCAGGCGGCTATATCGTCGAAATTACGGGCGTAAAAGATGTAACCGATAAAGAGTACCTGAACATCACCTACGACATCGCAGAGGGCGAATTTAAGGCCTTCTACGCGGATGAATGGGGCACGGCACACCCGTACGCGCACTCCTTCGTCCGCTCCTATAAGAAAACGGGAGATCCAAAAAAGGACAAGAAAATCTACGGTATGTTCCGTGGGTTCCTGCATCTCGTAGACGAGTGCAACGGCACCAACTTTGAACCGCAGGCCGAAACGGGCTTCGATGAGCAGATGCTCGTACATAAGCGCATCGGCGTAGTCATCGGCTATGAGGAGTACGAAAGCGATAGCGGCGACATTTACGAACGCACCCGCGTGCAGGCCGTAAAAACCTTGGACGCGATCAAAGCAGGCAACTACAAGGTACCTGAACTAAAGAAGATCTCTCCGCGTCCTGCTTCTCCAGTAGCAGGGTTCGAAGCAATTAACCCCGACGATGTACCCTTCTAAATGAACATTATCGAGGACACTCGGCAACAGGCAAGTAAGCACGAACTGAAGCACACGGCATTCGCGGCGCACGGGGACAAACTCACCCGTTGCGCCCTGCCCGTGGGCGACTATGCGTTATTCCCAACCGTATCTGTAGACACGAAAGCAAATATGCAGGAAATCGCGCAGAATATCGGCGGTACTGAAGCACAGCACGCACGCTTCAGACGGGAGTGCTTGAAGGCCCGTGACAATGGTTGCCACTTATATGTATTGGTTGAAAATACCGAAGGCATCCGCTCGCTCGAGGATGTGGCGCGGTGGTGGAACCCGCGCCTTGCAGAGAACCCGAAGGCCATAACAGGCCCGAGGCTCGCGAAAGCGATGGCGACAATGCAACGCAAATACGGCGTAACATTTCATTTCTGCGCACCCGAAGAAGCGGCGGGAATGATCTACTTATTACTGGAGCGTGGTATCTAATGGCTGAACCAACAACTTGGATAAAACTTGACCGAAATATCACCGACTGGAGATGGTACAAAGACCCAAATACAAAGGCCGTGTTCCTGCATCTGCTTTTAACGGCAAATGTAAAAGACCACGACTTTCAAAACGAAACCATCCATCGCGGTGAGGTCGCGACGAGTATTGGTCACCTTGCGCAAGCCGTTGGAATTTCATACTCGCAAGCAAGAACGGCAATTTCTCGCTTAATCGGTAGCAAGGAAATCGCAAGCAGAACGAGGCCGAAATACCTTGTAATTACTGTGTTGGGCTACGACAAGTACCAAAACGTCGCACGATCTTCGCACGATCCGTCGCAACCAAATCGCAAGCAAATCGCAAGCACATCGCAACAATATAAGAATATAAGAAGAGAAGAAGATAAGAATAATATATACGGCCCGCAGGCCGAAACAGATACCAACCAAAATGTCACCGCTCCGCGATCTGATTACGGCGGGGTATGGCTGACCGATGCCGAGTTCGACGATCTCGAGGCGATGGTCAGTAATAAGGGTGAGTTCATCGAGGTACTGGATCGCGTCGGCGAATGGCTCGTTGATAACCCGAGGCCGAAGAACAGACACAAGTCGGTAGTAAAGACTTTCCTGCGGAACGACGGGTTGATATAGGAGGAGAGGTAAGGAATGGAACTAATAACTAAAACAGATGCAATTCAGACGGTGCATAAGGCTTTACTGGAACTGATGGATACTCTCCCGACCAAGGATATGGATGGTGACAGAGTATTTGAAGACCAAGAAAAGGCATTTTTGCTTTTCACGGCGAACAAAATGGTTTGTAAATCGTTAAGGGAATTACCCTCTTGGCACACAGAAGACCCCGAAGAGCAAATGGAATACATTGTCACCCTGTCGGAAAAATGGCGGGACGGGAAGATATATAAATTCCTCGCCATTTTAGAGTGGGTTCCACCTTTGTTCAACGATGAGGGAGACATCATTGAGGACGGCGAGTGGTGCTTTGAGCCGTGGATGAGGGAGAGTTGTAACGACCTTAATGTACTGGCTT